AGACATCCTGCTTGACCGGCCCCAGCCGGTGCACATCAAGCAGTTGATCACCCTCGCACTGAACCGGAGTCGGACGTTCACCGAGCGGCAGTGCGAGTGGACGACCATCCACTGACCCTCACACCCACCGGTCCCGGCCAGCCGGGACCCACCCGTGCTCCGCTCCCCGCCTGCGGGGAGCCCTACATCTCAACGGCGCCAAAATGTCACTTTGGGCAATAACGGGGCAATATCCGAGGCCTCCCAGGCAATATGATCGCCGAGATCCTCTCCCACCCTCGGTCACCCTGGTCCAAGCCTCTCCGGTGTCACCCTGGTAATCGTGGATATCCGCGTGGATATTGCTCCGAGCGCCCAGGTCACGCTCTTCACCCTTGATGCATCCGCACACACTCCGCTGAACGGTCCAGGGGTCAAACAGTCGGGACCGTTGTTACCGTTACAGTAGGTTGACCCTGGATCGGTCGTCTGGCTCGTTACCGTCCAAACCTGCAGGCATTTAGCGGTTGGGAGCCTTCAACCGTTCGGAGGGTAACCATTACTGCCAGGGTACTGATGGTCTGTAACCGTCGCTCAGGGTGGTCATAGTCCATGCAAAAGATGCTTCAGTTCCAGGCTGGTGACACTCGGACCGTTGGAATGTTGAAACCTACATCTGTACGGTCCGAGTGTCCCAAAGCCTCACCAGATCGTTGGCCGGGCAATCGCACTCCCCACCATGCGCAAAACCATCACCGTTCCGCACCGTTCCATAGTGTTTCCACCACTACCAGCAGCGATTTCGTCTACTTCCGGGGGCATTCATGGTAAGCATTGACAAATAGCTTTGGCTACCATGAATGGGCTATCTTGTACACAGTAACCTAAACTATTTTGGTAACCATGAAGCCTGCCCTATAAATACTGGTACCAAGAATGAAAGGTGCCAGATGACTACTAAAACCAAACGCAAGTACACATGGAAGATCGACGACGCTACACGCAAAAGTCTCGCTGTTGTTCGCGTCAAGCAACTGCAGGAAGGTGTCGCTAAGTGGCGTCAAGAGCAGGCCAAACACCCAGACCGCATTGACGTAACACGCGACGAACTCGCTGCCCTTACCAAGGTGTTGTCGACTGAAAAACTGTTGGCCCTACGCCTGCACGTAACCGACACCGAGAGTGAATGACCACACCACACTTCCGCGCCTTCCTCGACTCTATCGACCGTTCGACCACGCACGCTGACACTTCAACCGTACCGCATGGTCCACACCAACGACCTAACGACTACTGCCCTCGTGAAGGCTGTTTAGGGCGCGACTGGCCTAATGCAGTAGATCGTCGTCAGAACTACGGCGTGAAACTGTTTGGCAGGTATCCATTCACGCAACCTCAGTAAATAGGACACACCTAACTGAGGAGCGCAGATGGCTCGCATTGCTAAGTCTCAAGACACCGAACCAGAAGACACTGGCCCAGTTGCACCGTACGTGCCTAAGCCGCACACCGAGTGGCGGCAGCGTGCTTTCGAGGACTTCACACCCACTGTCGGCGCTGACGGTCAGGCCAAGATCGACTACCTGTGCGATGTCACGTACGACATGGTGCTGAACGGTGCCAACCTCAACGATGTGATGGCCTACTTTGGCCTACCTGGGCACGCCTTCGACTCAGTGAAGCTGCTGCTCGATCCCATCGTGAAGATGGCTAAGGCCGAACTCGCCATCCAGGTGAAGGCTCGCAACCTGCAGGCGTCAGCCAGTGCCAAGGCCAACCCGATCCTCCGTATCTGGGCAGCCAAGCAGCACGCTGACCAACGCGATGAGGCACCACAGGCCAGTCTCTCCAATGAGGACGACGGTACGGTCAATCTGAACATTCGTGTCGTACGCAAAGGCGACGTTGTAGATGGTGAGTAAGCACCACATCGTCTACTGCACGACGCACCTGCCTACGGGCAGGTATTACATCGGCATTCACTCAACAGTGGACCTGCACGATGGTTACCGTGGGTCAGGCAAGCTAATACGTCGTCTGCTACGCGCACATCCAGCAGTAGAGTTCCATTTCAAGATCATTGCTAACTTTCTTACTCGCAAGGAAGCCAGTGACCTTGAAGCGATGTTGGTGCAGCCATTCGTTGTCGATAAAGCGTTGTTCCCAAATGTGCTCAACCTACGCACAGGCGGAGATAACGACTACGTCCTAACGCCATCTGAAGATCAAAAGCACCGCACAGGCGAAAGCCTACGAGCCACATTAGCAAACGACCCAGAACTGTGTGCCCGTCGCAAGCATAACCAAACCTTAGCTCAGAATCAGCCAGAGGTAAAAGCCAAACGCGTAAAGACATTAGCTAACACTCGCGCTAACACAGACCTTGACGCCCGACTGTCCGAGGCATCCAAAGACGCTTGGGCTGACCCCGTAAAGCGCAACCGCATATTAGCCAGTCGTAACACTCCTGAAGCTACTCAGCGTCGTCGTGATGCTGCCAAACGTCCATGCACTGAAGCGTCAAAGCAAAAGTTAGCGGCATTCTGGGCTGCAAAGCGCGAAGCAAAAGCAAATGCCAAACTTCAACCTTGAGCTTTTGCCACACCAGGCAGAGTTTTTGCAGGACAACACCACAAAAGAGTTAGCCCTCATTGGTGGTCGTGGCTGTGGTAAGACTTATTCACTCGCGCTGAAGCTGGTGATGCTCGCACACCTTCAGGCAGGGTCGGTCGGTGCGGCACTTAGCCCAACCGGTGCAATGTTGAACAAGGTTTTGCTGCCTGAGCTTGAACGTGCACTGACGGATATGAACGTCAAGTACAAGCTGAACCGCACAGCACGACGGTTTGACATTGACGTTGGTCGGAATAGAACTACACAACTATTCTGCTTGAGCGCTGAGAACGTTCGTGATGGTCTGGGCCTGAACTTGGCCTTCTTCGGCCTGGACGAGGCTGACACCATGTCAACGGAGGTAGCGTTTGAGTCCTGGCGGAAGCTGTCGGGTGCCCTCCGCGCTGGCGATCCTCGATATCGTCAAAAAGTGGCAGTCAGTACACCGGAGGGGTACCGGTTTTGCTATCAGCATTGGGTCAAGACGGTTGATGAGTCTAATAGTGCCCAGCGTCGGCTAATCAAAGGCAAGTCACGCGACAACGTCTACCTAACTGACGACTACTTTGCTGACCTTGAGGCAACGTACCCAGCGCACTATTTGAAGGCATATCTCGAGGGTGAGTTCGTTTCCATGGCTAACGGACCTGTCCATCCAGACTACAGCCGTGAACTGAACCATACCGAGTTAACGTTAGGAACGCTCCCCGATAGTGTAAGGACAGTCCACCTCGGAATGGACTTCAATATCAAAGAAGCGTCGCGTCACCCATATGGCATCGCCATTATCACGGCGGTTGTGCTGAATGGTCGCCCGTACGTCATCGACGAACTCTACGGCACCTCGCGCACAACAGACGCCATCGTTCAGATCAAGAAGCGTTACCCGAACAAATCGATCCTTGTCTATCCCGATGCATCCGCAAAAGGTGATCGAACGTCTGCATCTGACTCGGATCGCGCACAACTCCAAGCCGCAGGGTTCATCGATATGAGCCCGCTTGGCAATCCACGCATCGATGACCGTGTGAATGCTGTCAATGCGCTCATTCTCAATGGCGCTCAGCAACGTCGACTGCTAGTCAACCGAAACACCTGCCCGGTGCTCTCTGAGTGCCTTGCACAGCAGTCATACGACCCTCGCTCAAGCCAACCTGAAAAGGACACCGGATTTGACGACCCCGTTGACGCGCTGGGCTACTTCGTGAACGTGAACTGGCCGGTAAAACGATCTACGTTCAGTCGACAGTCGCTGGCCGTGTAAATACAACATCTACGAGACAACGGGGCAAACACCACTATGGCATCAACACAAACTGCACTGTCGCTCGGTGGCGGTATCGCGCCCAGCAACGGCTTGGAAGCAATCTTTCCCTCAACAGTTGGTGCTGTCGTGTCTGCTCCGACCCCTCTGGCTGCTGTTCAACGCGCTCTTTGGCAGCAAGTTGACTCTCTGTGGGGTGGCACCGCCGCAATGCGACTTGCTGGCGAACTGTTGCTTCCCCGTCAGCCTAACGAACTTGAAGCTAACTACAAGCGTCGTCTGAATCGCTCGACCCTGCACAACTACTACAAGTCGTCGATCCAGTCGGCTGTTGGCAAGGTGTTCGCAGAGGACGTTGCCATCGAAAGTGCGTCCGTGCCACTAACGCTCGTTACCACCGACATCGACTCGCAGGGTCGCAACCTTTCACAGTTCGCTAAGTCAACCTTCGAGGACGCTATCAACCACGGGGTCTCGTACATCCTCATTGACCACACCCGCGTACCCGAAGACTTTGCCAACCTTGCAGCACAGCAGGAATCCGGCGCCCGCCCGTACTGGGTACAGATCCCAGCAACAAAGGTGCTCGATGCTCGGTCAGGCGACTTCGGCGGCTCGCAGCGGCTCGCCTACTTCCGCTACGAAGAAGACGTTTGGGAAGCATCTACAGACGGGTTCACCGGCAAGTCCTATCGTCAGGTCCGCATCTTCAAGCAGGACCCAAGCACAGAAGTGATGTTCGCTGTCTACCGTGAAATCACGGGCAAGCAGTGGACACTCGTGGATGCCGGGGTCCTCGCTGGGTTGTCTGCAATCCCTATCGTCCCTGTCTACACCAACCGTCTCGGGTTCTTCCTTGGTCGTCCGCCGCTCCAAGACCTAGCCGACATCAATGTGCAGCACTGGCAGTGCTCATCGGACTATCAGAACTCTGTACACGTCGCCACGATTCCATTTCTGCTCACGAAGGGTCTTCAGGCTCAGATGGACGCAGAAGGGAACCTCAAGCAACTCACCGTCGATGTGAATGCAGGCGTCGTTGCGACCGACCCCAACGCATCCGTCGAGTGGATTGAGGTCTCTGGTGCGGCGCTATCGGCTGCAAAGGCCAACCTTGACGCGCTGTGCGCTGAAATGGAGAAGATGGGCACCACCCTGTGCGCGACCACACCAGGCTCCATCACTGCCACTGAGACATCGGTCAACTCTGCTGAAGCTAACTCAATCGTCAAAACATGGGCACTCTCGCTGCAGGACGCACTGAACGGCGCTCTGTTCTTCACCGCCGAGTACCTCAACACTCCTGCACCCACCGCCACTGTCAACACCGACTTCGCCCGTGACTACACGACGGAAGGCACGATGGTGCATGTGCTGGCGATGAAGAAGCTCGGGGTGATCAGCGACGAGACAGTCATCGAAGAAGCGCAACGTCGCAACGTCTTGGACCCACAGGCAGACATTGAGCCTGCTAACGAGACACCCGCTACGGAGGTTGCAGAAACCGCTAATGAGGCGGCAATGGCGGTTGCCGAGGCTGCCGGCGAGAAGGCAGATGTGTCTGGCGATTGACCGTAAATGGGTACTAACCACATTTGCCCTGTAAATACACTATAGCACCAACCGTCTAAGGACAACTACTAATGAGCGACATAACCTCCGCCTTTGAAGGTCTTGACCCAGCCATCATCGAAGCAATCTCGAAGCCTGAAGTGCTAGAGCGGCTAAATGGTTACGTTGAGCGGGCTAAGGAGCCAGTGCTCGGCAAGAACAAGGAAGTTCTGGGCAAGTACTCCGAACTTCAGAAACAGATCAACGACCTGGGCGGCTTCGACACACTGAAGACGCTTGCACAGCAGGCAACAGACGCCAAGCGTGCACAGCAAGAAGCGCTTGCCAAGTCTGGCGACGTTGAAGCCATCCGCAAGCAAGCCGCTGAGGCACTTGCTGCCAAGGATGCTGAACTCTCGACCCTGCAGAAGTCTGTAGTGACCGAAAAGGTCTCGTCAGCGCTTGCAAAGGCTGTTCGCGAAGCCAAGGGTGACGCCGATCTGCTCGGACCACA